TGTTTTTCCGCCTTGCATGCCGACATCGGGGAATAGTGTTGATAGGAGAATACACATGACGGATAACAACGACAACGACCCGGATATTGGCTTTAATCGTTTCGCCCTAGATGTCGAATGGCAGAGGCAAGTTGATTTGGTTTCATTCTATTCTGTCCGCCAGGCCGACAGCAAGAAGGAACTGGATGAGGCAAAGGAGCGCCTAGAAATCGTAATCGCAAATGTGGCTAGAGACATGAGAGCAAGCCCAGCGGATTATGGTCTGGGTATAAAGGCCTCGGAGACTGCGATAAAAACGGCCCTGCCGACTGTTGAGAGCCACATGGATGCCCGGAGGGAAGTGCGGGAGTGTCAGTACAGGGTTGATTTGCTGGCTGGCAAGATGCGAGGCCTCTCTGAGCGCGGCAACGGTCTGGGAGACAATGTCCGGCTACATTTGGCAGGCTACTTTGCTCAGCCGTCTTTACCCATGAGTCCATCCAGCAAGGAGCTAGAAAAGGCTCTTTCAAAGGAAAAGGAAATGACCGAGAAAAGCAGGCGCAAACACAGCCGGGAGGAGTCATCATGACTGTTTGGAGCTGGGTGGGGGTAGTTTGTTTGGCTCTACCAATCACACCAATTCTGTGTTTTTTCTGTGCCAAGTTTTCCACTCTCGGGGTTCACATGGCCAAAGAGTACGTTGAAAATAGGAGAGTAAAATAATGGCGAAGAAACGACCAGCCAAGAAAACAACTGGCTTGCAGTACACATCAGCCAAGGATTGGGCCGTTAAGCAGCAGAGTGGTGATTCTGGTGGGGGTGGCGCGTCAGCCATCACAGTCCCAGAGGGAACTACGTTCTACAAGCTACAGTACTCGTCGGAGCAGCCTTGGGTTTTTCTGGATATTCTCCCCTACAGAGTCGGAGCGGGGAACCCCTACGCCGATGAGGGGATGGTGCACTTTGAACGAACGTACTGGCGGCACTTCATCCCTGGTGCAGATGGTGGTGGCAGGAGTGCAGTGTGCTTGGCCCGGACGTTTAAAGAGGACTGTCCGATCTGCGCACATATCCAAACACTGCAACGGTCAGGCCATGGAGAGGACAAAACTACTAAAGGCCTCTTTGCGAAGCAGCGTCAGTTGTTCAACATAATGGACGCTAAGAATCGCTCTGATGGTTTAGTGCTGTGGGAGTCCAGCTTCCACAATTTTGGCGCACTGCTGAAGAAGGAAATGGCCGACCCATTCTCCGACCGCTCTGGCTTTTTTAGGCTGGATACGGGGAGCGTTGTCCGATGCCGCGTTGAGATGCATTCTTACGCGGATAACGTCAAACCGTACGCTCGTATCGACAAAATTGAGTTTACAGAACGTTCAGCACCACTACCCGACACCCTCTTGGATAAGGTTTTGTGCCTGGATGATCTCATAAATCACCCGACGTACGATGAGTTGGCTGCACTAATCAGCCGCCCAGCAGCCGTCGCTGTCCCGGTGGCAGTCCAAGCAGCTCCAGCTGAGCTTGTGGGTGAGCTGGAAGGCGACCGAGCGCCGGACCTAGAACTGGGGGACGAATTTGATGTCCCTTTTGAGGCCGACTCGGACCTGACGGATGAGGACCTAGATATCGAAGATGATGACAACAGCTGGGACTAAGGGTTTATTAAAAACGTAATCATGTGTGTGGGGGGTTGTTGTGTTGGGGATAGCACTTCAGCCCCCCTTTTATTGGAGAGAGTAATGGCAAAGAAGAAGTCAGCTAAGAAAGAAACAATTATTCCCGCAACAGGGGGTCTTCCGTCCCTGCCTGTAGAACAGGGAGAGTGGCTGGGTAGTGGCTCGACGTTATTAAACTTAGCATGTTCTGGCCACACAGGCGGGGCGTTTTATCCGGGTGGTATCTTCCATCTACCTGGCGATTCAGACACAGGCAAGACGTGGATTTGCATGTCGGCGTTTGCAGAGGCCGCACAGAACCCAGCCTATGACAATCACTTGCTGGTGTATGACAATATCGAACAGGGAACGTTAATGGATATCCGTGCGTGTTTTGGTCAGCGCGCGGCGGACAGAATCCAACAACCACCACGGGGCACTTCCCAGTGGCTGGAGGATGTTTACTTCAGTATTGATGAGCTCTTAGACGCAGGGCAGCCGTTCATCTATGTTCTCGACAGTATGGACGCCGCTGACAGTCAGGCAGCTCAAGAACGTGCCGCTGCTGATAAAGAGGCCCGAGACGCTGGTAAGGCCCCCACCGGGGCTTACAAGACAGAAAAAGCGGTCATCAACTCTGCCCGCCTTCGTACAATCAGTCAGAGACTTCCTGCGAACAAATCGATGATGTTCGTAATCTCCCAGACAAGAGACAACCTGGCTGGTGGGATGTTCGGGCCTACGAAGCGGTATTCTGGCGGTAAGAGCCTGAAATACTATACACGTTTACAGATGTGGTTCTCATCAGGCAAAGCACTACACAAAACCGTTCGGGGAAAGAAGCACCATATAGGAATAACGTGCAAAGTTCGTATAGCAAAAAATCATGTGTATGGTCGTCGCGCAGACGTTGAGTTCCCAATCTTGAGCCATTACGGTATCGACGATACGGGAAGCTGCATCGACTGGCTTGCTGCGAATAGCAATACGTGGAAGAAGAGAGACCTCAGCATCGATGCACCTGACTTTGATTTCAGTGGGACCAAGGCAAAGCTGGTGTCGATGATCGAGAACGATGGGCGCCATAAGGAACTACACATGGTAGTGTCTCAGGTCTGGTCCGAAATCAATGAGGCACTAAAGCAGGACAGACCGAGCAGGTACACATGATAAACGAAGGTGTCTATAAGTACCTAACTCCGGAGCAAGTTATGGGCATGAAAAAGTTACAGAGAAATCTTGAGGTTTACTCTGCAGGATGGCAGGAAGGTGTGAGGTGTGGAGAAAAACGGGGCTGGCTGGTGTGGCTAGCTATTGGAATCGGCTCGGGATTGTTGACTGGTTTATCTACAGCTTATTTTGCGCTTTGTGTGTGAAGGGGGTGCCATGGATTTTATTACACCAACACTACTCACTTTGGGATCAATAACGGGCGGCCTCCTGTTAATCCTCACCGGCATCGTTGGCGTACGGTTTGCTGTCGAGTGGATGTTCGGAATGACCTCGTTACAGAAACGGTGCCACGACAACGAGCGTGCATGTGGGGACCTGCTTAACGAGGTAGAGTCCTTAAGAGAAGAGAATCTCCAATTACAGACTCGATTATCCGACCTCCTTGAACGGCTAGGTGGACTTCGTGGCGAACAAGACTAAATCTGTACAGCGGACTTGTGCGGTGCTTAGAGAGCAAGAGATCCGTTACGAGATACGTGAGAAGTGGAACCAGTATTCTCGTAAGCGACAGGACGGTCATGGATTTATCGATGTAGAAGCCCTGTATTTAGACCGAAAACAGATTGTGGGCATTCAGTGCTGCGGTACCGATATCCAGCCCCACATCCGAAAAATGCAGGGTACGTGTGCGGCTGCAGCAAAGGATTGGCTTAAATGTGGTGGTGGTATAGAGATATGGGCTTGGAGGCGCCTGAAAAAGAAACGTGGTGGGAAGGCTTTTCGCTGGGATTGTAAGATAATTCCTATTACATTGCAGGATTTTCCTAAATCTTTGTAGAAGATCCTTGACAATCGTCAAGGAATGTGGATACTGGGTGTAGTTGAAGCACACACAAACACACATGAGGAGGTCAAGCAATGCGTTGGGAATACACACCGACACCGATCCCATCAACTCCCTGTAACCAAGGCGCACCCTCAGGATCGTATCAGTGCGACGTATGTTCGGACGTATTCAAGTCGGGAAATAGCCACAGCCCCGAATGCAAGGGGACTATGGTTCTGTACGAAAACAAAGGCCAAGAGACGTGCCTTATTGTATGCGATGACTGCTGGGCCCGTGGAATCGAAAGTCCTTATGACCGTTCGTGGCGGGAATGTGAGCCTGTTTAATGGGAGATGCAACAATGACATGCCAGTTAACATTTGATGGGAAAACACGTTACATCGCCGACTGGGCAGAACTCTTGGGGATGCAACGCACAATGATCTACAACCGTTTGAACAGTGGGTGGTCAATTGAGAGGGCTCTCTCAACACCGCCGGGTGCGAAGGTGAAGCAAGCCACACTGACCCACAAGGGACGAACGCAGACAGTGGCGGAGTGGACAAAGGAAAGGAACTTCGGCAGGACCGTCATCCGGCAACGGCTGAAGCTGGGTTGGTCAGTCGAACGTGCCATTGAGACACCTGTAAATGCTCACCAAAATTGAAATACGTAACTTCCAGTGCCATGAGAAGTTGCAGATTGATTTGGCACCGATCACCACCATTATCGGACCAAATGGTGCGGGGAAGACGGGGGTATTACGCGCAATTCATTGGGCGGTGTTTAATCGACCCTCTGGTACTGCCTTTATTAAGCAAGGCCACGACAAGGCCCGCGTCCGGGTGACCGTCGACGGGTACACTGTGGAGCGCAGCCGCACGAAGGCCGGTAATCAGTACGTTCTGGATGGTGACACATTCTCCGCCATCGGCAGTGATGTTCCCCCCGAGATCGCCGCAGTCTTCAAGGCTCGCCCCGAGAACTTCCAGGGCCAGCTTGACCCCCCATTTTGGCTCGGCCTTACCCCTGGGCAAGTAAGTAAGGAACTAAATGAAATAGTCAATCTGGGCCTTATTGACACTTCCATGGCCTTTGTGGACTCAGAACTCCGCAAGCAGAAGGCTTCGGCACAGATCATCACGGAGAGAATTACAGAAGCTTCGGCGCTTGTGGATTCTTTGGCGTTCGCACCCGAAATGGATAAGCAGTTGAGAGCCTTGGAGCAGAAATCCGCAAAAGTGGAGGAAATAACGGGCCGTGTTGTTGAATTTGAGGAAGCAGTTGGTACTCTGGAATGTAGCAGGAGTAGAATGAACAAGCTACGACGTAAGGCTGATGCTGGTAGTGCTTTGGCAGCACTGATGGATAAAATCGACGACTACGAGTCGAATATGAAACTGATTGAGAACATATTGGATTCTTATGCTAAGGCGGAGAAGACCTCACACGAGCGCCGCTCCACTTTGGCTGCACACGAGAACGAACTTAGCAGGTTACTTAAGGACAGGTGTCCTGTTTGTGGGAGGACGGATAATGGCTAAACGGGAGAAGATCACTGATCAAGATATTTTAGAGCGACTAGAAGAGGGGTCTCTAATTGTGAACCCCCGTACGGCGAGGGTTGTGTCAATCACGGCATCGCGTGGAGAGCGTGAGATCCGCCCTGATAAGGACCGCCGCAAGTTTCGGTTTGTGCGGATTACTAGACCAGGCCGCGGCGGCCGTGTTGCCCTTCATGTATTGGTTTGGATGGCGGTCCATAAGAAACCTGTCCCCCCCGGATACGAAGTCTACCACGTTGACTTCAAACAGCTGGTCCATCCAGATGGCATAAACAATCTGGACCTTAGAAAGTTGGATTAGATGGAACCTCGCGTAGTTGCTTTACTTTGTTCCGATCTGCACTTATCCCACCGCCAGCCCGTGTGTCGGTCTGGGGAGAGTAGTTGGTACGAAGCGCAGGCACGTCCACTGAAGCAGCTGTCTGCATTGCAGGAGCGGTACGATTGTCCGGTCGTGATGGCAGGCGATTTGTTTGATCGGTTCAATGAGCCCGCCGAGCTAATAAACTTTGCAATCGACATGTTCCCTCGAAACGTCTGGGCCATCCCGGGGCAGCACGACCTAGCTCACCACGGTTACAGTCGAATCCATAAGAGTGCCTACTGGACGCTTGTGAAGTCGGGGGTTATTAGCAATCTAGAACCGGATCAACCGAATCAAATATCGGATGAGGTGGCGTGCTACGGATACCCCTGGGGCTTTGACCCCGAACCCATTGTCCCGTCTAAGCACGGCTTGACAATCGCGGCCATCCATGCCTTTGTCTGGAAAGGGCGAAGTACGGGGCATCCTGGTGCCTCTGATGACTCTAAGGTTCAGAAATGGCGGGAACGCCTCCAGGGTTATCATGTTGCGGTGTTTGGTGACAACCATATCCCATTTATGTCTGGACGGAATCCGACCATCTTTAACTGTGGGTGCTTCCAGCGACGGACAAAGGCTGAAATACCCACCCAGCCGGGCGTAGGCTTGCTGTATGAGGATGGATCTGTTGCAACTGTCCCTTTTAACGTGTCGGAGGATATATTTCTCAACACTAATACCTTGCGATCAGTAGAGAGTAGATCGGAGCTTAGTGGTTTAGTGGATCAGTTGTCATCCCTGACCGATGACACGTCCCTAGACTTCGCGAGTACTGTCCGTGAGATCCTGAAGGAGTCTAAATGCTCCTCCGGTGTCCGTTCTTTAGTGCTAAGAGCCATAGAGGAGTAGATTATGATCCGCCGACACAGTGTTGGACTGTTTTGTACACCAGGACTTAACCTCACACTTGTCACCCT